ACACCAAGGAATATCAGTTCCAACGGTAAGAGGATCAAGCAAAGTCTTAGACTGAACCGGAGCAACTTGACCCATCTGAATCACAGCAGAATCAAACGATTTCCAAAGAAGATCGCAAGGAACCGCATAAAAATCAAAATACTCACGAATACGAGTATAAGCAGACGTTTGAACCGGACGAGTACGGGTAAAATAAGCCAGATCGATATCATAATCACAATTAGGTATTGCCATATCCCAATAAACAGGAAGCAATTCGCCTACCTTGGCAGTAAATAAACTTTTACTACCAATATCAAAACCAGCCTTATGAGGATGATTTTGAAGTTCTTTCAAACCAGTAAAATGTGCCATAAATTAAATTAGTTAATCAGAAAATAATAAAACACCTTGCATATCATTAAACTCCTTATGTTTAACCTTATCCTTCAAGACCTTCTCCGTACGGGCAGTTAACCAATTAAGAGTTTTCATATAACGCTTATAAAGATCATCAGGAAGACAATTTACATAATCCTCACGTTGAGTATAAGTCCAAGAATGTGGAGAATCAGTAGCAAGACCAGAACCTGAAGTTCTAACAAGAAGAAACAACCGTTCATCATCGTTACATCCTTCGAGATACTCAAAATAGGTAGTCAAGAAACGATATTCTTTCTTCTTCCAATATTCCCAACCATGAGACCATATTTTTTTAATAGCAGCCTTTAAAGACCAAGAGTCAGTATATCGCTTTAAATTCCAAAACTTAAAACAACGGAACACCTTAGCAAACAAACGGTATAATCTACCAAAGATCATATCCTTATTAGATACATAACCATCAAAGAGACGTGCTTCACGGAATATTAATTCATCAGCATAATCACGAGTTCGATAACCTCTAAGGAAACGAAGGCTGAATGAAAAGTCGGTAAAATTCCGCTCATAGTATTCAGAATAAGCACGTACGAGATTAGATAATCGAAAATCATCAGAACCAAAACTAGGAGTATCTATTCCAAGATAGCCGCACGAAACGAGGCGTTCGGGCGTTTCAACGATAGACTGAAATAACTTGCAACAAGTATCACTATCTGAGAAAAAATCATTAGAGAATCGGGGGAATACCGCAAGCTCACTCTGCCGTACAGGCCGGATGTTGACAACCTTGCCATTAGAATCGACGTTAAAGCCATCAAAGAAGAGATCGGATATCTTTGAAATTTCTGAAATGTCGGACGATTTAGGAAAGATTTTATTCGAGCCAAATCCTTTGGAATGGAAGGATCGAGGGCGGACTTCTTTTTGTCCAACATAAAGGAATGGTAGACAAGCAGCACTATTAACGTATGACGCAACATAGGAAGCAGCCGCTCCACGGGAGAGAGAGTAATCGATACGACCGTAGGACCAAGCCTTAGATATATCTTCTCGAAGTGTTTTGGTGATCTCTTCCGAGTTAAAGAATAATAAACAATGCCAATGCGGACGGTAGGTTTGAGGTCCGTATTCTGATACAACGTAGTAACATATTTTCGAGGAAGTGAGTCCATGTGAATCTAAATTTCTTCGTAAACGTTTAAAAAATAATTCAATATCACGAGATTGAAGAACAGGTATCTGTAACTTACAATCAGCAAGAGAAGGATAAACTACCTTTTTCTTACCATAATCATAACGACCATTAGCCTTAATCAGAATGTCCTGAAGTTCGGTAAGCTTCATAGGAACACAGAATTTTAAAGGTTTGTCATCAAAGGAACGAAAGCGAAATGATCCTTTTGATTTTACAGAAACATCACGAGGAATAGACTGAAAACCTATATCAAAAACTTGCTCAACCTCATTCTGAGCAGGATCAAGGGAAAGATCACGATCATGATAATATTCAGGAGTTAAAAGTCGAGGGTCGGAGGTAGAAACCATTGTCTCAAAATTTTCATCAAAGAGATAACGATTACCGGATCTCCGAACAACCTCGACCGACAAGTAAGGAAGAAATATGTCCTTGTATGTAAGGGTAACGAAATAACAATACTTAAAATGAGTAGCCATATTCATAGCATAAGCCGTAGCAAAATTCGACTTATTCATGATACATGACTTACAATGTCCACATGGGGTAAATATAACATCATGAGAATAAGGGTTTACAATTCTCTGAGGCCGAAGACATTCAGTAAAAAGGTATTTCGTTAATAATTCTTCCTTAGGTATCATACTATAAAAAAATTACAGATCAGTAGACTCTTGAATCAAAATAATAGCATGTGGATGTGATTTCAAAGCACTAGAAACAATTGACTCCAACTTAGAACCAAACGGTACATAAGAATAAACAGGAGGCATGTTTTGATACTGAATTGAAAGGATGTAACCGCTCAAATTCTTTTTTTCTTCTTTCTTCAATACTTGTTTTTCCATAACAATAAAATTTAAATTAGTACCTGGGATTAATATTAATGTGAGTAGAATCCACAGAAGATGTAGATACTTGCTCAGTTTTCTGATTAGAATTAGTGTTATTCTTGGAAACACTTAAAGAAAGTGTGCAAGACTGAACAAATAATGCGGTAATAATACCAATAACGAATGTGGCAATCAATTTAACAATTTCAATCCACTGAGTAGGAGTAATTTTCATAATAATCTTTTTTTTTTAACACGCAAAACTAATAAAAAATAATTGTGATTAGCAAATTTATTAACTTATATTATGAATAAAGTTATATATTAGGGGGGGGTGTGTCATTTTTCGTATATATGACAAGGGTAGAGAGTAATTACTGAGATAAAGTAATTACCCTTCGGGAAAAATGAAATAGGCTTCGCCAACATGAAATAGTTATTGTTTCACAATAACATCTGGACCGTAACGAACGGTCTACACCATGCGGCAGGCTTTATTTTAATTTTACAGGGAGGGAAAGGCAGTGAAAGACGGAAAGGCAGCTACCTTAACAAACCGGTTTGAAGAAGGAAGCGTACCCGACCGATGGTCGTGGTATGCGCCTTTGGCGATATCAAGGTGCTAACGCTCTAGGGGTATGCCCCTAGAACCCCTTATTTGTCGCTAGCGCTATATCTAAAATAAAAAACAGTCATAATGATTAAGATAACCTAACCACTATGACTATTTAGAAACAAAAATTAAGAATAATTATAATTAAAAGATCATTTTTTACGCTTAAAGCCTCTAAGCATCAAAGGAAGACCTATAGCATTTCCAACACGACCAATAGATTCGATACCAGTATTCCAATAACGAGCACCATAATTATACTCAGATAACTGACCAGTAGCAATATCACCTTTGCCTTTAGCAGCTCCAGCTTGACGAGCATAACCAGAATAACCACGAGAATACATCTCATCAGAAGAGTATTGCCATTGAAGAGCACCGATTAATTGATCAGCAGTCTCAGAAGCAATTTTATTAGAAATCTTCTTACCTTCGGTTTCAGCCATATTCATAATTTGTTTAGTAACCTCAGTTTTACACTGCTGAAGAGACAAACGACCAGAAGCAAAAGCTTGAAAAGACTGATTAGCCATCATTTTCAACTGTAAGGATTGAGAAGAATCCAGATACTTATTAATAGTACGTTTAGCATCGTTAGATAAAAGAATATCAGTACGTTGAGCACGTTGAATTTTATTAATCCATTGCATATTCTCAAGATTTTGTCGATCAGTATTGAAGGACAATTGAGCACGAGACATACCAGTAGTTTGTAACCAATTACGATACTCAGGAGTCAACTTATACCAATCAATATTAGAAAGGGTATCAGCAGCCTTAGCATCAGACAAGGATTTTTGACCTTGAAGGTTAGAAACTTCGGCATTAGAAACCTTAGTAGCATTGTCCATTTGAATAGCCGTAGATAAAGCGTTCTGAATACCATCAAATTGAAGAGGATTATTCTGAATAGGAGAAGCAGCAGAAGCGGGAGAAGATGATCCAACACTCTGAGCAGTTCCAACATTAGAAGAATCCATACCTAGATAAGGATTATATCCGGCTTCCTGTAAACGCTTACGAACGTTCTTAGGAGAATTCCAATCATTGGCCTTATTCCACATTTCAGACTGATATTGACGAGCTTTCTCCGCTTCACGAGCATTAAACTCGTTATTCATTCGATTAATCTTCATATTCTGAGAATTAGAAGACTTAGTACCAAAAATATTACCAACCAAAGATCCAATACCAGTAGCAATACCAGCACCAACCAAAGGAGCAATACCAAACTGAACAGAAAAAGAACTATTCAGAGGAAACAGATGATCCAGGAGTAGGAGTAGCAGCAGGATCGGTAACAGAAATAATTGATTCCTTTTCATTTTGTTCACGAATTTTAGAAACAACACTAGATTCAAGATCTTGAGCAATAGCAGTCAAACTCTGAGACCAAGCAAGAATTTCAGAAGGATGCTGCAAATGGCGAGACTTGACAGTATCCAAAAGAAGCTGATCATCCATCTGATCAAATTGAGACTGAATAGCGGAAGTCTTTGTCCTACGAGATTCGGAAAGATAACGCAATCCTTCAATACCAATTTTGTTAGCAGTATCCTTAGCATGAAGCAACATAGAGATATCTGAACGATAACGATAACACTTCTCATCACCTTCGCCAACAGATTCGATACAAAACTTAGAAACAGGATCTATTTCAACAGCTATCTCTTTTTCACGAACAGTAGGATTAAAACTAGTAGCAGAAATAGAAGGGTCTACCTTGCGGAAACCACGACCAAAACAAACTTTATTTGAACATTTCTTTTCCATAATAAACAATATTAATAAGGCATACCATCCTGAGAAAGAGGACGAACAACCTTACATGAAACATCACAATTAATTAAAAGCTGATCAGTCTCCCAAATAGAATTAGCAGCAACAGCAAAGATAGAATCCAAAGTATTTGGATTTACCTTAAAGAAAGGCCAAGAGACGGAAGCAGCCTTACCATCTTTAGAATTAAACCAATTATGCAAATAATTATCATCAATAGGAGCAACCCAATCTTTAAGAGTGGTAGTAAATGCGCCATGAACACGATCGATCTTAGATTTCCAAGGCCAATAACGAGGATTATAACCAAGAAAATCATTAGCAGCCACACCATCAAACAAAGTCGAATTAAATAAAGTAACAGCAGGTACAGCTTCCATACCAATATTATCAAATTCAGGGATAGGAAGGTCCTCTACAGATGTACAAAGAAGCTGAGGATCTTGACCAGAAATCGCATAATCCAAAAGAGGCATAGCATGGTAAATGCACATAATAATACAATACTGAGAACCTGTATGATAACGCATCTTGCCGGAACCAGAGCCAACACCTTTACCATAAATAACAGCCTCAGATCCGTCTTCATAAAGATTATTATTTACAACTTCAGAAATATCAAGATTACGGGCAACACCGCCAATATATTGTGCCATGTGAGACATAGAGGCAGGAGTGTTAATGCCAAAATGAGCCCTAATCTGATCACGATAATTAGTATCTACGGACTGAGTAATTTCTTTCCATTTCTGAAGAGCTTCAGCCTGGCGAAGAGCAAGAATAGAAAATTCACCTCCTAAAAGAGAACGTACACCTAGGGCAGAACCAGCGACAGAAGAAGGAGTGCCAGAAGTTCCTGCAACACGGATTCGAGAAGGTGTCGTGTTAGATGTTATAACGTCATTAGTATAAACAGGAGTATGAGTTCCAGTCAAAGGAGGCTTAGCAATGTTAGACTCATTAATAGAATTGAACACCTCTAGGGGAACAAAAGTATCAATACCTTCTACACCTGAAACTACAGCAACATCTCCAAACTGAGAATTAGGGAGAATACCCGTAAACATATCCTT